TCACGAACATCAGATGTTCTTGCTGAGTTACGACCAGTATCTCTTATATTTACTATTGCCATATTATTTACCTCTGTAAATTTATGTGTTAAAAAAATAGGAGGAGCCCGAAGACTCCCCCAATTTATGATTAGTCAATTCCGTAGAATGCACCAACTAGAGCTTCATCTCTAAGTACTTTCGCACCATAAACATGAAGACCTCTAACTATATCACCAAATGAACTTGGGTCTCTAAGGACTTCAGTTGAGATGATAGTTTGAGCAGTCGCCGTAGATGATATGTGACCTGCTAAAACTTTACCGGCAGCATTAGATGTGTCAGCAATGTTGTTAGACTTGTACATATCAAAGCCACGAAGTTTTCCACTAGAAACTAATCCGTTTCTAATAGAACCTTGTCCGGCATTGTAATCTACTGATAGCAATTTAGAACTAGAGCTTCCTAAGACTTCATAGAAGTCAGGACCTGCAACGAACCATCTTCCTTCTTCAGGAACATTTTGTTCGTCTAAAAGTCTAGCCATTCTAGCCATAATATCTATAGGGTCATGTTCACTAGAATCAAAACCTATATCTAAGTTACCTGTTCCATCAAAAGTTCCGGCAGCTAAATCAGTAGCATTGTCAGAACCTAACACGTGGTTAGGTGATGAAGCAGATAAACCTGCAAACATAACAGCTATCACAGCAGCATCATACGAATCTCTAAGAGCATAAGCTGCAGAGCTAGAAGCTACTTCTTTAAAGTTTACATGCGACATGTTAGTTTCAATATCATCTACGATGAATTTAAAAGCTTTCGCACTATCAACTACCAAAGTAAGTTCTTGGTCTGTTAGTTTAGTTGCAGTAGTATCGCTACCTCTTGTGTAATCAGACACAGAAATAACGGGTTCTTTGATAATCTTTACTGAGTCTCCGAAAGCGGAAATCTCACCGGCATAGTCGGTGTTTGTAATAGCTTCAACTACCGAGGCTTTTCTAAAAAAGTTTAAAACCTTTTTAGAGTAAACCGAAGGTAAGAAGAAACTATTAGCCTGTCCACTTACGGAGTTAGCAAAGTTAGCGTCAGTATCAGTACTCGGTTCAAAAAATTGAGCCATGATATTTTCTCCTTTAAGTTATAGTTTATTTTACGATTCTGCCTTCTTGCATAGCGTTGCTGATTTCACTTTCGTATTTATCAAACTCGTCCATGCTTAACGCAGCAATCTCCTTTTCTGACCAAATCCTTTCCTGTTTAGGTTCTACACTTGTTGTTTTAGTAGAAACTAAATCAGCAGCAGATTTTCTGGTCGGTTTTGAAGATGACTTTTTATCTTGAGAAATATCCAAACCTAAATCTTTTTTAAACAAATCAAGGGCTCTAGAGGCTAAGTCTGCATCTTCAGCATTACTGTATACCCAACTTTGGATAGACTGTGGCTGTTGTGATGCCCACCCATGAAATTCATCGCTGTTTCTGATATTTTCAAAATCAGGATGTCTTTCCATTAACCTTTTTTCTGCATCTTGTCGTATTAATTGTGTTTCTCTTTGTTGAAGTTGACTAAGACGTTCTTCTAGAACTTTTGACTTAGATTCACTTTGTAAATGAGCAACAGTTTCTACAACTTCATACACATCAGGATAGTCATTTTTAAATTGTTCTAATTCGTCTGCAGTTTTAGGAGCTTGATAATCACTTCTATTTTTAGTAGCTTCATCCAATAACTCTTGCTCTCGAACTTTAAACTCATTAAGTTTACTATCATAATGTTTTTTTAAATCATCGTAACGTTTTTTGTAATTTGGTCTTTTATAAGGTGTATCCTTTTGAGTTTCCAAATTGTCTACATTAACATTATCTGGATTTACTGCATCTTCAATATCGTTAGACTTGAATAATTTATTCTTGTCTTCCGGTTCTTCAAAGTACAATGTATCCGATGATAAAAAAGGTTTTGTATCCTCTGTGTGCCAAGCTTTTTTTTGATTATAAGGATTAGCTTGAACTTCTTCTTCCTCTTGTAAGACTTGTTCAGTCATTTTCTTTTCTCCTACTCAGGGCTTCGTTCACAAGGTAGCTCTATGTCGACTAGAGGGCTTGTTTGTAAAGGTAGCCTTTCGGTTATTATTATAATAAAGTGCCTATTTCTAGGGTAGCTTTATTCCTATTAGCCACTTACAGGAACATAATATCTACGAGGACTTGACTTTAACATTTCTTCTTCTACCTG